ATACCGCAGGTGCTGAAACAGCAACGCCAGCAGGATTTACATAGTACTTGGTGATTTCATTTTTCTTGTCACCATTCCAAGTACGGCTGCCAACTTTGGCACGGAACAACTTACCGTCAATCGCAGTTTCAATTTGTGCGTTTGATGGGTTGTTGGAGAAGAACTCACGAGGAACTCCAAGGGCTTGCAACTTTCCGAAGAAAATAGCCAAGGCGTTCTTGTTCTCAGGAGAGACAACTAGGTTGTCCCAAATGCGACGCTTGTTATAAGCACCGCCCTGAACCTCGGTGGTCAACTTGAACATAGTCTTACCGCTAGCGGAGACAGTGCTTTTTACCTCAATTACCTTGAGGTCATAATCGCCGTCGGGCAACGGCTCGTAATTTCCGCTGGAACTTTCTCCAGCATCCTTTACTAAATCAGCCCAGTTAATGCTACTCATAGCAATCACTTTTCCTTATGTTAGGTGGGTTAGTAAATCGGTTAGTTGCCTAAGCCGACTTCTTTTTCTCGGTCTTTGGACCGAAAATCATGTCAAGCATTCTTTCAACGCCTAAGTCCTGTTGCTCAACAATAGCACCAAGACGACCTTGAACACGCTCTCCAGCCTCAACTTCATCAGTACGCTCCACATACATACGGCGTGCCTTGTAAGGCAACTGAGTTGGGTCTGGGTTTGGAATTGTTTCGTTGGCAATGTAGCCAAGAACATCGTAGAAATACGGAGCCTGAACTTTCAACTGACCCTGTAGATAAGGGTGCATACGATTGTCCTGACCACGGCTAGCCATAGCAGTCATAACTACAGCCTCAAGCGGCTGAGTTGGGTGCGAGGTTAGGTCACGCAGGTCACGCAGTAGATGTCCCATGTGGCGAAGTAGTTCGCCCCACTGTTGCATCTTCATCTGCTCTGTACCAGCAATGTTGTCCATACACTTCACTTGAAGTTCTGAAATTGAGTCAATGATAAGCGACTTGAATTGGTGCTTACCAGACTGTAGCCACTGGAACGCTTTTAGGACTACATCGTAGTCACGAACCTGAACAACTACTGTGTCCCAAGTGCCGTCAGCCACAGGTGGCTCTTCACGCATTGGGTCCCAATACTTTACATTGATAGGCAAGAAACGGTGTCCGCCCTCAACATCTAGCATCAGGCGAGGGTATGGTGCTGTGACAGCAAAGGTTGATTTACCAACCTTAGACTCGCCATAGACCATCATAGTAAGGGAACGATGTACTTCTGACATTAGTTCTCACTACCTTTCTTTTCGTCTGTTTTGTAGTAACCATACGGGTCGGCGACCTCGTACATCTCACTGATTGCTGCTTCGGCGGCGGAACCGTCGTCGATTAGCGGGCAAATAGTGTAGAACTGACACTTCCACTTACAGTCTTTACCTGGGCGTGGATAAGCGACAAAATTAGGGTCTGCACCGTTATCAAGAGCCTTTTTGACTCCCATAAGGTCAGAGATAGTTCCGTGAATTCTTTGCCAGAAAGAACGCATAGTGAACTGGTTGTGGCGGACTTCAATTTGCTCATAGAAAGGTGGTCTAGCATTAGCAGTACGCTTTACTTTTTTGAGCATAGTAAAAATGCCACCCTCGGCACGCTCTTCTGGGTTTTTGTTCTGAGCAGTTTCCAAAAGCATATAAGTCAAGATTTGCTCGTTCATCTGAGCCTGATTAGCAAAGTCAGAGAATGACCCACCAACGGTTTTGAAGTCACGGAACATACGCACACCGTCGCTCTTGCGACGAACACGCATATCAATCTTTCCCTGAAGCACAACTTCACCATCAAATAATGGCATTTGAATTACTTCTTCAGTAGAGATTTGTTCTAGGTCAGCGTCAATACCCTCGGTTGCCATCCACTCAAGGTAGCCCTCAAGCATAATGCGACCAAGTTCAGCCTCGGCTTCAAGGTCATAAGTATCTCTATACTCTGCCACTAATGCGTCAATGTCTCGCTTTACAAGTTCAGCGTGAGCCTCAAGCAAGTCTTGACCTGTTGAGTAGTGACGGTCTAGAGCCTCGTGAATACGAGAACCTAAAGCAAGAGCACCTGTAAATTGCTTTTGCTTTGGCTGTAAGCGACGGTAGTAGTTCAACCACCACTTGCGACGGCAATCCTTGAATACTTGGATTTCTGAGTTTGAAAGAACATAAGGTTCTTTCTTTTCTGTCGTTACTTCATTCATAATTTACAACTTACCTGCTTTATCATTTTTTAGCAAGTCTAATAACCTACTTTTATCACGAACAATTTCTTCAAAGTTCTCAGCCTTTGTTTCCAAAACCTGAATAACACGCTCTTCAATAGTGCCCTCAGTAACATAGTCCTTAATAATCACTAAATCGTGAATTTCAGAACCAATGCGGTGAACACGGTCTAGAGCCTGTTTGTGGTCTACAAGAGACCAAGGTCTTTGTAGCATAATCAATCTGCGTGCTGCTGTCAAGGTAACACCTACACCACCAGCCTTATCCGTGAATAAAATCCACTTGATACGACCAGATTGGAAATCGTCAATTGCCTCTTGGCGTTCATCATCGCTTTGAGCACCTGTAATCATTCCGTGTGGAATTTTAGCCTGAGTTAATTCAGCACTAAGAAGTTCTAACAACTGACGAGATACGGCACATACAGCAACGCTGTCGTCGCCAAAGTCTCCGCTCTTGATGTCATCCATTAGAGCATCTACTTTACAAGATGGGGCTGACAAAACAGCCCTCGGTTCGCCAGTCTTTTCATCAACTACAAGTTCGGCATAAGAACTAGCAAATTGTAAAAGCCTAAGCGTCTGAGTTAGAACGCTTGGAGCAGTCAGCATTTCAGAACTGCCAGATGGATTTTCTAGCAAAGCAATCATATTGTCTCGCATTTGAGCATAGGCTTTTGCTTGCTTAGTGGACATCTCAACATCTCTACGCTCAAAAACCATTTTAGGTAGCCAAGGTAGCACACGAGCCTTTAGCATACGACGCATAAGGGGGTCCACAGTTTTGTGAAACTCTTCTTCCATATGTGGCTTTAGACCGAGAACCATCATTCCACCAAAAGCGTTGAGCATTGTGTCCACCATACGGTCAATCCACTTGGTTTTAGTGGGAAATTCTCTAGGATTTATCCAGTGAAGAATAGCCCACATATCTAAAACATTGTTTGCCATAGGAGTTCCAGTAAGAGCAAAACGAATATTGGCATCGCCAGTCGCTGCGAATAAAGCACGGCTCTGCTTAGACTTAGGGTCTTTAGAACGGTGCATTTCATCGGCAACCACAGCCTTGAAATCAATTCTGTTTAGTTCACGCTCATGGACTTCACACCTGTTTTCGGTTACACGGTCATCGTGCCCCTTACAAGCCTTACAACGAGCAAGAGCAATCGCACCATAAGGTGCTAAGCGTGAGTGAGTGCGTAGTGACTCCCAGTTGATTACATACACATCTGCTTGCTCTTCAAATTGCTTGCGTCTTTGAGTAGCAGTTCCAGCAATAATCTGAACATTTACTTCAGGCCACCACTTAGCAAACTCTCGTTTCCAGTTTTTCTTCAAAGTATTGGGGCAAACAATCAAAGCAGGGAATACATCTTCACCGTTTTCTTTGATTTCTTTTAGACCACGAATAGCCTGAGCAGTTTTACCCAAGCCCGGCTCGTCTGCCAATAAAGCACGCTTAGCGGTTGCTAAATACTTTACGCCAACTCTCTGATGTGGAAACAAGTCTTCATTACCAGTTTCACCATCAGGTAAGATTTCCAAATCTCTAAGAGACATAGCGGGGTCAATTCTTGTGGCACGCTCATTTGATGCCCAAAGTTTTAGAGCATTTCCAAGCACCAAATCATCTTTAAAAGTGGAGCGTAGAGCAAGGCAAGCAGACCAAGATACAGGTACTTTCCATCTACTAATTGAGCCATCAAAAGTGGCTCCAGGTAGGCTTTTACAAAGTTCTTTGTATCGCCAATCAGCGTCAATAATAATGTCTAAGCCAGTTTCGTCTAGTTCAACATTGATAGCCATAATCGGTTCCTTTCGTCATTACATACATACTATCACGGATTTTAGATATTTATTCAAATTTCTTGATAGTATCTCTGTCATTCAAGTAGTTTAGTGGGTATCCACCCAAGTTTGACCAATCGTAGCACGGCGTGTCTTATTGCGTCAAGGGCGTGTCCTTCCCCACCTTTGTGCCAAAAACCTAGTTTTTTCAACTTGGTATTGTCAAACATAGCCTTAGCGTCGGCCGGGGATTGAAAAATAATCTTTTCTGTTGGCATTTTGTGGTCTAAAAGAATTTGCTTTAATATACCAATTTGTTCTAGAGAGTAGGGGGCTTGTGCGTTGCGGACAGTCTGAGCATTTATGGTAAATCTTTCACAGACTATATCTAGCGGAATAGCAAACTCAATAGAAGAACGCAAAGCACTTCTAATTGGCTCAGCATATTCTTCTTGTTGGTATTCACCAGACCAAACTAACTTTGGCTCTCGCCCATCTTCGTATTGAAAAAGACAAATACCGCTTGCTTTTCCAGGGTCTACACTCAGTATGAGACGCTTAGGCATCGTATTTTGCTCCCCAGTTTTCAAACGGTCCATCTACTCCAGCAGTCAGTGGAACTTCCCAACCCTGTCTAGTGGTCATACATTGCTTTACGGTTTCCATAATCTCTTCCACATTGTTCTTTGGAACATTTAGAACAATTTCATCGTGCACAGGAACAATCAAAAAGTCAGTCAAATCTGCTTGGTCAAGTTTGATTAGGTTTTGCTTGAACACTTCGGCAGCCGAAGCCTGAATCAAATAATTGGTTAGTGAATAAACACGGTCATCATCGCAAGGCAATCGACGACCAGTTCTAGTTTGAACATAGCCAACTCCCTCAGAACGCAGACGACGCATACCAGCATCTTCAATAGTCTGAGCCATCATACGAACACCAGGATAACTAGCATCAAATCCATCAACAACTGGTTTCATTTGTGCGTCTGTAACTCCAGCAGTCAGAGCCATAGTTGATACTCCAGCACCATAAAGTTTTCCATAGACCACACCCTTGATTAGTTTTCTTCTAGGGTCAGATTTTTGAGCATTAGGGTCTTGATACACCTGACGCATAATCTCAGTAAAAACATCTCCGCCAGTGCGGTCTGCTTCATTGAACAGGTTGATTAGGTCTTGGTCTTTACTAAAGTTTGCTGTAAGGCGAAACTCTACTTGGTCAAGGTCAGAAGAAATAATTAGGAGGTCTTCATCTTTAGGAATAAACGCTCTACGAACAGTAGCGTCTCCAGACGGAAGAGTTTGAAGTGCTGGCTCCGTAATAGACATACGACCAGTTCTAGCAGCCAAAGTTCTGATAGACGGATGAACAATACCGTTTATGTTTCCCTCAAGAAAGTTTTTGAAATAAGTATTAGCGAGTTTGTCAGCCTTACGCTGTTTTAGAACCACTTCTGCTAGTTGCTGTACTTCTGGCGAACCATCACGAACTAACATTCTGAGTTGGTCTTTAGAAGCAGATTTTTGACCAGACGGAGTTGTCTCAGTAATTTCAGCACCAAGTTTTTCAAAGATACGAACTAACTGTATGTTGCTAGTTATTGAGCCACCATAAGTGTCTAGTCCCCATTTACGGACTTTTTCTCCATATTCATTTAGTTCGTCAAACTTTTTCTTAGAGTATTCCAAATCAACACGAGCACCGTTGAGTTCCATACGAGTAGCAATTTTGCGAGTAGCCATTTCTAGTTCATAAGGAACAGAATAGATTTGATTTGGACCACACTTCTCCCAGAACTTCTCAAATAACTTCATAGTAAGCACCGTGTCTAAGGCACCGTAAGACCAGTAAGGTTCAAAATTGACTGGGACAGTTCCCCAAGTCCAACCGTTTTCGTGTAAAGAATTTTCTAAGTGAGTTTGTAGGGCCGCAGCCTTTGAATCTACATATTGCGATGTAAGTTTCTTTAGAGCAGCCGAGCCAATGGGGTCAATAATCTGCGACATAATCATTGTGTCGTGGGCCCTATGCCAAGGGATAGACCAGCGAGACTGCATCTCAAACCACTTTGCTTCAAAGGCTATGTTATGGCAAACAATCTGACCGTCAAATCTTTCCATTGACTCATAGAAAACACCAGCCCATTCATCCCAAGGAATAGACCAGCCCTGCTCACCGTCGCCAACCTGAACTAAACGAAGTCTGCCGTGCCAAGGCGACAAAGCATCTGAGTGTGGGCGATTAGGCAATTCGCCTGTTTCGGTATCAATAGCAATAGCATTATGCGGTCTTCTTTGGCTTAGCCAAGTCAAAAACTCGTTTGCTTTTTCTACGCTATTTACTAGGTGAAGTTTGGTGTTAGCCAATCCACTTGTCATTTATGTCCAATCGTCTCTTTGAAATTTTAGCGTTTATACGAAGTCTTCGCCACCTAAATCGCCAAAATCTTGGTCATCTTCTATGTCTAGGGTAGCGTCTGTAAAAGCATCATACTTGAAAAGTATTCCAGAAGACAAAACCATACCAGTTAGGTGTAGTGCCTCTTCTTTATCAAAGCCGTGTTTTTGAAGATGCTTATATAATTCGTTCATATGGATTGAAATTACAGCCATATGGGAAATATCTGCTTCACCCGGCTGAAATGTCGGCTCAGGATTTTGATTGCTGACTGGAGCATTTTCTGAGTCTGACATATTTACTTCTTTCCTTATGGGATTATTTCTACTCTATAAATAGAATCAATACCTGAGTCTTGCTTAGCCGCCACTTCTAATAATCTTTGAGCGACATTAGTAAGGTATCTAGCACCGCCAACATCATATTTATATAGTGCTTCTAAAACAGCCTTTGGGTCTTCTGAGACTTGAGCCCAGTATCTATAACTTTCAGGAAATACTAAATCCACGCTTTCATCTGGATAGCACTCTTCACAGGGGATAGCGTCTTTGTGTAGGTTTTTTACAAATGCTTCTTTTAGTCCATACTTTTTTACAAGCGGGCAACCAGCACCATGGTAAATAAGAGAAACGCCAATTCTAGATAAAACATAAGAACCACTTTCTGTTCGGTAAAGTTCAAACTCAATCCAACGATAAGAACCTTTACGCCAAGATGAAGACTTCCCTAAAACTAAGCCATCAAACTGTAAAGTTCTGGCACCATCTTTCACTTCATACATTTGTTTTCTTTCATATGTCTTTCTAAGAGATTAGCACAACTACTAAACTAACGACCAACTAATGATGTTTGCGACATCAAATAAATTTCCATTTGAATCTCTCCAAGAAATTCCTTTACCAACTAAATCGTGTGAGTTATTGCTACGGTCAATTGCTCTAATTTCAGAAATAGTTTGCGGTAATGCTAGATTGTCAAGGTTCTTTTTTAGAATTTCTACAACCCAGCCAGCCTCGGTGTCGCACTCTAGTGGTCCACCTAAGTATCTAGTTCCGTCAATTTCGGTTACGGTAAAGTTTTGCGTAGCAACAGACTTCCCGTCTTGTAGCGTGGCAATAACTATGTCATTTACTTGAATCATATTTCAATTATACCTAACTAATTTTTGATTAGATTGGAATGTATCCGCCACCGCTGCCCCCACCACCAGAATTATTGTTAGAGCCTACAGGCGCTTCGTAAGTATAAGTAATTCTAATTTTAGGCGGGTCATCTTGAAATAAGCCGTCAAAATAACCGTAATTTGTTAGACCGTCATAGTAAGTGTCTGGGTTTTCATCAGTCAAGCCAATCAAAATACCTCTACCGCCACCACCATTGCTAAATGTGCTGTGCCAACTTGATGGTAAAGTTATCCATTTACCTTGACCTTTAGTAAAAGTAGATGTAGTTGCCACGCAAGAGTCAAGGGCTAAAGGAACGGTGCTCCCTAAAGAAGTTGCAGAATGAGCACCTAAATAAACAGTTAAGCCAGTGGATAGATAAGAATGTCTATTCCGTAAATAGATTTCAAGTTTTTTAATAGAAAGTCCGTTAGTTTTTCCAGTAAAATTAAAAGCAGCGAAAAGTACGGCAGATTTTTTAACTCCAGACGCTGTGCCAGGATTGCCTTGGTACAAATAATATTTGTAAGCATAAGGAATGCTTAAACTGTCGCCCTTACCGTAATTATCGTAATAAGCACTGTCTGAAACTGACAAGGTTTGAGTTTCGGTAACGGTTGTAGTGTCTGTAGAAGAAACATTGCTATAACCAATGGGAAGCCCAGATGTCCAAGTAGTGCCACTTGTATCACCCTGAGCAACAAAAGTCATATCTTTTGCTTGACCTAAATCAGTAATTGCCAACATACTATTTGGATTTTCAGCAAGAGTTATTGAATATGAACTTGGCGTTACCTGATGTCTCAATCGTAAAACATAATATAAATCTGTATTTGCTGGCAAATAATTTCTATGAAGTTGTCTTTGTCTATCGTTCCAATACGCAGTCACGGTAGTAGCGGTATTTGTATTTCCGTTATTTTGCGCTGTACCAGATGGTTTGATTACAAAATGAGTAGAGTCTGCTGAAACAATAGTTCCACCAGTAATGTTCCAAGAATTATTACTTGAATCAACATCTACTAACTGACCAGTTTGAAATAAGTTTTTGACAGCGTATGTGTGATTTGTTCCATCACTTGACGCAACTACAGACGAGTCAGTAAAAGTTGCTTGAGTATTGCTCATAATTGGGTCTACTAAAGTCAATCTTCCAGCACTGGCTTCAAATGTTATTGGACCAGCAACACTATGGTTTACAACATCAACTCCGCCAGCATCTACAACAAAAAAAGAAGTTAAATTCGCTACAGTATTTACATATACTTCTCCAGAATTTCCAAATTCACCAGTCCCGCCTGTTTTTATAAATCTTTGTCCCTCGGTCAAACCTGAAGTATTTCCAGTAGTTAGAGTTACAAGTGAGGTTCCAGTAGATAAAGTTGCTTCTAAATTAGTTTTTCTAGTAATTGTGCTTATAGTGGTGTTTGCCGAAGTTACCACTCTTAAACTGGTGTCACTTATTTTATGAAGTTCGTATGTTCCGTCTATGTAGTCGGTTTGATTATAATTTTTAGTTTCTACACCAATAAACATTCTTGAAGCATTAGAAATATTAGAATTTAAGTAAGACCCAGCACCAGCGGGTAGCGTAAATACAGCGTTTGCGTTTGCGCCTGAAGTGGCTCTAGACCAACTTGAAATAGCAAAAGTGGTTGTATTTTCAGAAGTAGGAGTCGGGCTAGTTGAATAGAAATGACCTAGTAAATCACGCCAAAAACTAGAGTTAAAAACATCTACATAGTGAGTGTGAGCAATATTAACATTATGAGTATGTGAAGAGTTGTTAGTAGTAGTGTAAACATTGTCGGCGGTCCCACTGGAATTGTATGGATATGTTGTTTCGTATCTCTGACTTGGGTGGGTGTAAGACATATGAGAAAGTTCGGAAGAATCTTCAACTCTTATTGGCGTAGTGCTTACCATTAGTTCAAGAGCAACATTTGTATTTACGCTTGCCCTCATACCAGAAGCACTAGCAAATACTTGATACAGCCTGTTTGAATCAAGTTTAAAAGTTCCAGCAGCAAGCCCCAGATATTGAGTTGAGACAGTTGATGGAGTTAGCCAATACGCTTGATATATTGTGCCTCTAGCAAATCTATTTAGTAAGGCACCACCATAAGATTTACCGTTGTAATTAGCATCAATAAAAGTTCCGACTAAAGCGGTGTTAGCACTACCAATAGTAATGTCCGTATCAACAGACAAAGAATCGGCATCTAAAGTTTTGAAAGTTCCAGCACCAGTACTAGAAATAGAAGCAACTACTTCTTGCTCGGTAGTTTTTATAGATAAATGGTTGTCAGTATTATTGTCGTCAGTAAGATTTACGGACTGTCCGCCCTCAGTGCTTTTTTGTGTAAGGCCATTGGAGCCTAATGTAGTTACTTGCCCTTGTTTGTTGCCACCAATAACGCTGGCATCTAAAGAAACTTTTCCAACTGAAGAAACTTTAAATGTAGTAGAACCATTAGTGTCGTGGTCATAATCAACCGTAAATTCAGTGGTGCTGTCAGCATTTACGCTAGTAACATAAACAAGACCAGAGTTTCCAAAAGCGCCAGAACCGCTAGTTTTAGTCAAAAATTGACCAACATAAATTGCGTTAGTGTTTCCAGTTGTAAGATTTATGGTCTTACTTCCAGCAGTTAAAGTAGCAACTAAGCCAGTTTGGTCGTCAACAATGGTTGTTGGTACATAAAAAGTCAAATTAACGGTGTTCGTTTGCCCGCTGGCGTTGCTAACTCTAAAAGAATTAAAAGATGTAGTTTCTGTTGCTGCGTTAAAAGTTATTGCTCCGCTGGTCGCGTGATTTGCTGTAGTAGTAAATTGAGTAGTGCTAGAAATGTTGGCAACATAAGAACTTCCCGCTGTAACAAAAGCACCAGTGCCTGAAGTTTTTAGCAAAGATTGACCAACAAACATCCCCTCTGTGTTCCCAGTTGTTAGAGTTACGGCATTACTGCCAGCAGTTAAAGTAGCAACTAAGCCAGTTTTTGTGTTTGTAGTAGTAATTGTAGGAACTAGAGCAGTTACAAAACTATTTGATAACGCAGTAATGTTGTTAGAAGTAAAAGGTTGTTCAATAGAAATATCGTCAGAAATACTTTTAGTAGGAGAAGTGTTTACTAAAAAACTTCCGTTTGTTGTTTCTACCGACAATGTAAATGTTGGATTTTCAACTACAAAACTTTTTTTATCTTCAGATACAGACGCAATTTCAAACTTTTTATTGTTTAAAGAATTAGAAATTGTTTCCATATTGCTAAGAATTACCAAATCTTGAGCAGAATAAGGATGAACTGCGTTTGTATAAACAGTTATTTTATTTACATTGTTGGCGACTGGCTCAACGGAAGCCCCAATAATTTTATATATTTTTTTATCTTGATTGCCTACTGCTTCAAAAACATAAAATTCTTGTAATAATGTTTCTTCACCACCAGCCAAAACTTCAGCATATATAGCGTAGTTAGTGATGTCTTCTGTAATTTCCCATAAATAATTGTTTATTCCAGTTAGGTCATATACATTTGGATTTGTCAGACTGTCTATTTCTGTAAAAAATTTACTGTCTGGTAAATTAGAAAGCCAAACTACGGCATAAACTTTTATTGGTTTATTGGAAGACCAACTTACTAAAACATTTCTGCTAGTTGGAACTGGATTTTTTCCAGTTAAGAACAAGACAGAATCGGCATCCGCCGTGACTGTTGCAATTTTACACTCATAAGTACCACCAGTTTCTGGTGAATTAGTTGCTGGAACAACAGTTGAATCTATAGTAAAAGTAGAACCGCCACCATAAACTCCACTAACCCTGCCCGTTAAGTTATATCCAGTAGTAGTTGTAAAACCAGTTATTTTTACAACCTGATTTACCGATATTTCGTGAATTGTAGAAGACTGGTAAGTTATTTTTTCGCCATCTCCAAAAGCAGATGTCAAAGCAATTTTTGGCTCAAACTCGGCAATTGTTTTGTTATCAACTCTGTATTGAATAATGTTGTTTTCGGTTTCTGGCACATAAGTTATTCTGTGTACTCCGTCATAAGGAGAACCTAAACCAATAACATTTACCGTATAGCCAACTTTATAACCATGAGTTTGATAGTTTTCAGTTGTGTCGGTTTCATCAAAAAGAGTTAGTGTCACAACACCATCTACAAAAGATTTTCTAATAATTGAATGTTTGTAGTTTGGAGTTTCTGCTTCGTTACTGTCTCCAAAACTGCCACCAACAACTATGTAAGCATTTACATCTTCATCAACATTGGTGCTTGTTTCTTCAAATTGATTGAGAGTGTAAATTATTGTTGTTGTAGTCGGGACATCGGTTATAACCCACTCGCCATCAAAAGGAGAACCTAAATTTTGTACATTTATGTAGTCAAAAGTTTCATAGTTATGCGCTACATCAGTTGTCAATAAAATTAGTCCATTTTCAAGCATTTCTGCTTTACTAATAATTACGGAACTGTTTGATTCTGGACTAAATAAAATTCCATTTTCTGTAGCCTCAACATTTTTATTTTCTTTATCGGCAAAATAGGCTTCGGTAAAAGCAGTTATATTGCCATATATAGCAGAATTCCAATAGTCAACTGATTTAAGAGATGCTGGGACTCTTTGAATTCCAGAAGAAGCATTTTCAAAAACGCTAGGCGCTATTTTGTCTGCCGTAATTGCTTCTATTTGTAAAGCATCGGATGTTATAGAACCACTTTGAAGAGAATTTTCAGAAACAGCATCGTCTCCTAAACCATCCGTAACAGTTTGAATAGTTTTTGAAACCGAACCTAATTTTTTGTCTATCTCTGTAATACGAGCAGTGATTGACCTAAATTTTCTACTTCTATCGCTAGCCACGCTTATCAACATCCCACTCTGTAATTAGACTTATGGTAACGCTTTCTGGAATTGACGGAGCGTCTGGTACATCAACGCTGTAAGAAATAATTTTTCTTACAATTACATCGTCTCTAGGCTCCAAATCACTAGCCAACCTGTCTTTTATAAACTTGTCATTTACTATAATGCTACACCAATCGCCAGGTTTGTATGTATTTACAACAGGGTCTAAGTTTCCAACAACTCCAATTTGAAAAGTTCCAGACGGTGGTTTAGTTTCGTTTAAGTATCTGTAAGCATTTTCCGATATTTCAGAAATTAAATCTATTTTGTCGTTATTTTCATCTGAATCAAGCAATGGCCAGTTGTCCGCTAAAAGATTTTTATGAGCAACTCCAACATAAGATTTAGACGCATCGCTAGTTCCAGTTCCACCGTCACTACCAACCATAAAGAATCTTGTAGAGGCATCTTCGGCAGATTCTTCTAAAGAAACATTGCTAATATTGCCGGGATATTCAAATACATATTTATCAGCACCAAATCTACTAGGCGGAGAAACTTCACCGTGAATAGGCGGATTAGGGTATGTAATAGGTAAGAAAGTAAATACTCTTCTAAAAGTAGAATTTATTTGGTCATAAACGCAATCAATACGATATTCAAAACCATAGACATTTCTAATAATTTTTGTGCTACCCGGTTTGACAATATATTTGTCGGAGTATTCAGACAAATATTCTCCAACATTTTTTAGTTCGTGCCCTCTGTAACTTGGAACCCTTTGATAATTGCCAGAATCTTCGTAAGTAGAAAATTCTATTTGCGGGTCAGAATTTTCTGTAAATGAGCCGTAACTTCCAACTATTACTTGAGCATAAACGCTTACTGTGGCAACAGTAGAGCCTTGCTTTTTGTAAGCAACAAATTTTTGTTTTTTATCAAATTCGCCTATATTTTTCTTTTGTTTTTTGTTTGTTGATTTATAAACAAGTTGATACTTATTGTCTGTCCATTTAGTAAATTCACTAATTGTATAGTATCCGTCAAAAAGATTTTCTATAAGGTCGTCAGCATTTTTAATAAAAATAGTTTGACCAGCGGCAAAACCTGGGTCAACAACAAAAGTATTAGAGGTGGGAACGGAAGAGATAGTGACTATATATTGAGAATAAGCGTTTGTATTTCCCGTCAATTGAGTAAATTGACCACCAATATTAGACACAACAACTTTTTGTCCCTGAGAATAGCCGTGATTAGTGCCAGTTGTGTAAGTTGTATTGCCTCTACCAGTTTTGCTTTGTTGAGTTTTAGTACCGCCAGTTTCTGCTACATAAACAGCGTTAGTTATGCTTTTTGAAGTACCATACTTTCTTTCAGCATAATTTACTGGTCTTAGCGGATGAACCTCTCTAGTGCCGTTAGCACCAGTTATTTTGTAAGAGAAAAAATATGAGGTTTCATCATTAGAACTGTATTCGGTATATTTATCTAAACTCCAAGCATTTCCCGAAGCCGAATCGTAAGGAGACCCTAAACCGCTTACCTTTATTTTTGTATGTTTTTCAATATAAGCATATTTACCAAAATTTGGTTTTTTGTTTAGTTTTACTGTTACAACATAACTATTGACTAGCCACTCTAATTTAACATCAGTTATTTTAAGTGTTTCAAATGATGGTTTATAAGTAAAAGAAACGGGGTCTGGAACAGAAGAAACTTTCCAAGTTCCGTCATAATTTTCTCTAGCAAGTCCGCTAACTTCTATGTTATTTCCAGCGGATAAGTCATGCTTTCCAAAAGTTATTACAGAAGAGTTTAGCGGTAAAGTTTCGGTATCAGTTAATCTATCTGATGTAAAAATAGAATAGTTTGGGCTGTTATCCGAGCCACTGACGGATTTTAAAACAACTGCGGTGTTTGATGTTACGCTAACAACTTCAGCACTTGTTACTTTTAAATTATTATTACTGCCGCCACCAACCGTTACAAACTGACCAACTTTTATATTGTGGTTATCGGTTGTTGTGTAAGTTATTTGACTTCCATTAGCACTTACGCTACTTAACGAATAACTATCAATATTTTGTTCAGCGTCTGCTAAGTTATAATAAATATAATCTTTGTTAGCACTTATTTCTCTTATAAAAAATGTGCCATTTATAGATGTATCTGAGCCAGTAATTGTTATTTCTTTGCCCTTATCTTCCTCAATATCAAATTGAGAGTACGCTTCAAAAAGTCCTATTTTTGCTACAATTTTTGGACTTCCGCTGTTATAATCTAAATAAATTTTCTTGCTAAATACTGGTTTTTGAAAACCTGTATATATTGTTGCAACATCG